GGGGCGGGTGTCAGTCCCTCGTTCAACGTGAAGCTTGCCCCGTACCAGCGATGCATGTTCATGTTCGGGGCTGCTAACGTAAACCTGTTCGGATGCATGGTCGAGGGCGGCCTGGTTATCACCAGCCCTGGAGGGGTCAATAAGCTTGCCACCCCTGGAACGGTGAACGGAGTTAGCTGGTTCGCCGCCAACCAGATCAGTCTTTCGAACCGAATCAACGTGTCGACGTTCAAGACCTTTTTCATTCAGGCCTCGTCTGGAACTACTAGTCCGTTCGCGGATCTAATTTCGCCCGGAATCAACACCGTGTCAATGAAGTATCGGTTCACGGTTGAGGCGGGCGCAGCAGGGGCCGGAACCCCCGCTGCTGGCGTGGGCACGCCCTGGATTGTCGCCATCCCATTCTGATAGGAGTTCTCCATGTCCGGAACTACCCCCACGTACGGGTTCCCGTACCCAACGGCATCGGATACTCCGGCTGGGTATACCCAGATGCAGTCTCTGGCTACCGCCGTTGAGAACAACATCATCACCAAGGAAGCTCGAATCGCAGCGATGGAAGTCAAGTTCCCTCGCACGCTCGAAGCTTCCACCACGGCTGACCTGACGCTGGGCACCAGTACCGCTGATGCGACCGGCGGATCCGTGTCGTTCACTCTGACCGCCACCAGCATCGTGATCGTGACCCTGTCGTTCGACTGGCGCCTCACGGCTCTGGGAACTGGGTACTGCTACGGCCAGTTCGCCGTTGATGGCGTAACTCATGCGGCTAGTTCCCTGTTCGTGGCCCAGTCGGTGGAGACTCGCATCGGAGGTTCTCGCACCGAGCGTCTGAGCCTTGCCGCTGGCGCTCACACCCTGAAGCTTCAGGGGCGTAAGGACTCGGCATCGGGAACCGGAATCATCTGTGCCGGGTCCTCTCTCGTCGCCACGATCTACGGATGATTCGTGGTCTTATAAGAAAGGGCGCCGCAAGTGGAAGGGCTCATCGGTGCTCTCGGTCAGATGGGCCCTATTGGCCTAGCCCTGATCATCCTCCTCGTTATGTGGATGTTGAACAGGCAGACCACGCGCGGTTACCGCGAAGAGATCGCCCGAATCAACAAGGACCACGACGCTGAGCTTGAAGAGCTTCGCGTTAACCGTGCCCGAGAATTGAAGGATCTCCGCGAGGAGATCGCCGGGCTGAAGGAAGAGATTCGAAGTCTCAGGAGTGAGATGGACGCGGAACGCACGGCCCGGCGAACGGCCGAGGAAACGGCGCACCGCTTGGCAATGGAAAAGCTAGTAAGAGGAGGTCCGGATGCGCAACCGAGCTAATCCGGATTTGGATCCACAGCTAGTTCGGACCAGTTCTCTGCTGGCTCGAATCACTTTCGGAATTCTCATCCTGGTCGTTCTGTACATCGGCATCGGTACATGGTACAACCTGCGCCAGAAGCAGGACGCTGATGCGCTCGCGAACCAGGGCCAGGACTTGGCGGCTCAGCTTCAGGCCGAGTGCGCCAAGCACCTGGACTTCTACGAGAAGAACCCAGGCCTGTGCACCAAGGCCGCGAACCTGGACTCTCAGCCGCCGTCGAGCGGCTCCAAGGGTGAGCGCGGAGAACAGGGCACGATGGGACCTCAGGGTATTCAGGGCGTTCCGGGTGTCCAGGGGCCCCGTGGAGACGTCGGGGGCCAGGGTCCGGTAGGTGACACCGGAGGACCCGGTTCGAACGGTCAGGATGGGACTCAGGGCCCAAAGGGTGAAACCGGGGAGCAGGGTCCGGGCGGCCCACAGGGCGAGCCCGGTTCTCAGGGGCCGAAGGGCGACACGGGGGATCCGGCCCCGAGGATCACCAACGTAGCTCTAGACCTGCACACGTGCACCGGAACCGTGACCCTGTCCGATGGGACCTCGTTCCCGATCGATGTGACCGGGTGCACGCCGTCGCTCCTAGGAGGAAAGTAATGCCGTACCTCACGAACCTGGCCAACGTGGCCCGGTCCGCAGGTCTGACCGTAGTTGAACAGCCCGGGTGGAAGACCCGAGGACATGGGGCCATGGTCGATGTACAGGCCGTGGTCGCGCACCACACCGCCGGTTCCCCGTTCGGAGATGCGCCTTCGCTTCAGGTGGTTCAGAACGGGCGCTCGGACCTTCCTGGGCCTCTGGCCCATTTCCTGCTGGCCAGGTCCGGGGTCGTGTACGTAGTGGCCGCTGGCCAGTGCTGGCACACCGGGTCTGTGCTTCAGCCGTGGCAGGGCAACGCCCACGCCATCGGTATCGAGGCTGAGGCCACGGGAACCGGTGCTTGGCCCGAGGTTCAGATGGACGCGTACGCGCGTCTGTGCGCAGCGCTGGTTAAGGCGTTCGGGCTCTCGGTCAGCCGGGTCCTCGGACACAAGGAGATCTGCGCACCCGTGGGTCGCAAGGTCGATCCCAACTTCAACATGAACGATTTCAGGGCTCGGGTAACCGCAGCTCTGAACCCATCAACAGATTGGCTGAACGTGGCAACTCAGGCAGAGGTCAAGCAGGCATTCGTTGAGGCTCTGGAGGAAGTTCTGTTCGGAGTCCGTTTCGCCGATGGTCGTAACTTCGGTGACGAGGCTGCGCAGCAGACCGGCTCGCTCCTGGACCTTCAGGAGAAGGCAGAGCAGACCAACGAGAAGCTCGACGCCGTGATCGCGGCGCTCACCACCAAGTGATCGGAGAACAAGAATGAAGTACGCTAAGGCGGTCGGTGCCCTCGTGGCAGCGATCCTGGGCGTAGGTGTCTCGGTACTCATCCCAGGCATCGACCCCGCGTGGGCGGCTTCCCTGACCGGTCTTCTGACCGTGATCGGAACCGTGGTCGCCCCTAAGAACACCGAAGTCTGATACGAAAACAGCCCCCGGGCCTTTCCCATTTAGGGATTGGTCCGGGGGCTATTATCTGTTACAGGCCCCAAGTGCCTGCCGCACGAGCCCGATCTATCTGTCGTTCAAGTGTTCGCTTGATCTCCAGGAAGTTCGGATCAGGCTTGCGGACCGGCGCCCTCAGAAAGGGCTAGGCGAGTCCTCAGCCTTCGAGGCGAACTTCTCGCTCACGGCCTCAGCAATGACCCGGGCCAGTTCGTAGGCCTGGTCCATGGGGACCAGGTCTCGGGTGTTCCGGGTCGTGACGCGGAGCACCGCATTGCCGTTCGCGTCCCGGACATCACGACCACTGGAGGCCCACGGGGTCGGGTGCTTAGGCTCCTGGACCGGCTCCGGCTTCGGGCCGACCAGGTTCTTGACGTATGCCATCTCTTCGATCCTCTCAACGTTGTTGATGTATGCTCCGTTTCCGACCGATTGGCCAGATCCTGAGATTACCTTCGTGACCTTGATGTGGGTCTCCGCACCTTCCGGCAGGCCGTAGATCGAAGAACGCACCGGGACCACGGTACCCTCGTATCGGGTGCCAGAGACGATCCCGGTACCTCGGACCCGGTCCCCCGACTTGAACTTCGTGTCTTCGACCTTTTCAAGATCGTCGGCGTAGAACGCGCACGGAGTCAGGCGTCCCGGAATCGCAACCCAGATCTGCCGGGTGTTCTTCCGGGACGTGGACCAGACTCGTTCCAGGGCCGGATGGATGACCTCCGCTACCTTGCCGTAGTACGTCCCGACCTCCGCGATTCGGACCTTGGTCCCGGGCTTGATGTCCTCGTCCTTCTCGTATCGTACCATCTCTCTCCGTTCCCTGTCTACCGGGAGGTGGCCCCCGAAGGGGCCGACCCGGTTACTTCCAGCTATCGAACTTGTTGATGTGCTTTGTGTTCCAGAGGTTCTGGACTTCGTCCCGGGTCTTCCCGGTCCCGGTCCATCCGCCGCAGGAACACTTGCCGGACATCTTGCCGTCGCGGCCCGGCTTGCCGATCTTCAGCTTGTGGTCCTTGAAGCTGGGCATCTTCGCCATCGAATCTCCTACTTGCTCGGCTTCTCGAACTTGAAGCCTCGACCCTCGCACCACGGGCACGTCATCGACTTCTGACTGGTGCCTTCCATCATCTTCCCGGTCAGCTTCCCAGTTCCCCGGCAAGGCTTGCACTTCTTCATGATCTTCTCGGGCTTCGCCACTGCGACCCTCTCTCTTGGTGTACCCAGAGCCTAGCATGAACCAGGCTCTGGGCGCAAGTCACGGTCGAGCGGTACGAAGACCGCAACTCGGACACCGGGCCGTCTTGTTCCCGGCCGGGATCAGGAACTCCACCGGCTCACGGTGGACCGGGTGCACGCACTGGACCTTGGTGGCCGGGTACTTCTTCCGGCGCTTGGCGAATTCGTCCTGGTCTTCGATGCGTGTTCCCATCACTTTTTCCCTGCTCGTCGGCCGCAGACCGGGCACTTGGCGTTCTTCCGGCCACGGAGAATCTTGAAGTTGACGATCTGGCGGTGCTTTCGGTTCAAGCACCCGATCTCAGTTTCGTGCGGATACTTGTCGTACACGGCTCGGGGGTCTGGGATGAACTTAGGCACTGGGGTTCCTCTCCTCGGTGTAGCCTAAGAGTAGCACAGGCCTTCGGGCCTGTGCTACTCGTCAACCCCAGCGATGGCCCGCTTCATCCCAGCGTGCGTGGATGCCTTCCAGGCTCCACTCTTTGCCCTCCATCTTGGAGCCGGTCTTCTCCTTGAAGTGCTTCTTGCAGATGTTCCCGCGCTTGGTGCACTTCCCGCCCTGGCACGTGTCCTTGGGTCGGTTGCGGATGACCGTGCTCTTGACCTTGCGCTGGATCAGCTTAACTGACACTCCGGTTCGGGAGGTTTTGTTGTTGATCCTCCGGACTTTGCGCTTGGCGGCGCCCTTGTCCGGGCACCAGACCACCTCACCCTTGTTGGTGCGGTATCCCCACTCGACCTTGTTCCCGAACATCAGCGCTGCACCTTCCTGCGGTAGACCAGGCCTTTACGGCCGCCCAGTTGGTCGTAGGCGCGGTTTCGGTCAGCTTCGCGGGTGAACCACACGGTCTCGGCCTTGCCGCCCTCAAACTTGGTTTTGAGGCCCCAACGGTCCTTCGCCATCAGCGGCTCACCCGCTTGGCACGGCGCACGGTCTTGTCACGTTGGAGCTGGCCGTGCTTCTTGTCTCGGGCCTTCTCGACGCTGAACCAGATCGTCGTGGTCAGGCCGTTGGTGTACGTGACCTCAACCCCGAATCGGGGCTTGTCCACGGTTGCCATCGTCTTCCTTTCTCTCGGTGTGCCTTCAGCTTACACGGGTTTGATCCAGGACACAAACCCCTTCTCCTTGTAGTGCCGCATCGTGGCGCGGGCCTGGTTCTTGCTTCGACGAATGATGCTGTGCGTCTTGCCCTTGTCGTCGATCCAGTGGACCACGTACGTGCCACCGGCCCGTTCCGGGTCATCGCTTCTCGGCATCTTCACCCCCTCTCCGTGTGAGACTAGCGTAGCATCCTGGGCCCGGGGACGCAACACCCGGGCCCAGGGGGCTTACTTGGTCTTCCCGCGCATCAGCTGGGTACGAGCGCCGCACT